GTCGCGTGGACATAAGTTGTTGCAAGGTAAGTTTAGCAATATCAACAGTCGTGAGTGTCTTTGTTCACGTCCAGAACCCTGTAAATTTGATGGGAGGCTTGGGTCAAGCCTTATAATTTAAGAGCTCTAATATATAGTATGTCATTCTCAATCAATTGTGCTGCATCAGAGTTTGGCCTATAGGACCTTTCAGCATATAGCTTAGCGGGTCCCTCGTGTATGACAGCTAACACATCTGAGTGAGCTTTTGATACAAATACTTTACATCTATGCCCATCTACTAAGAAAGCTCCGCAGTCAAAGCATCTGTTGTAGCGCTTTGCCCGTCGACGCTTAGCACACTTAGATACACCTTGGAAAGGTTTGTTCTGATTAGTTCTACGTACTAATTTACAACAATCTACACAGCGTGAGAAGATGAATTCTTTGAGGTCTTTTGGAAGAGGAGGTTGAGAAAAATGTAGGCAACAAAGCAAGTTAAAGTCGTGTGGATGCATTAGAATGTGATCATTGGAGGCTTAGGCTGCTCATGTATCTGTTGTTGTGCAAGGAGGTCAGCGCGGGTAGAAACCATGTTGCTGGACCGGCGGGATTCCACAATTGACATCTTAGCGTTCATGGAGTGAGCAAGAATTTCGGCGTCAGTGGGTTTGAATCTCATTCCTCCAGGTGGGGCAGGGGAAAAGTCGCTAAGCACCGCATTAAAGAAGTCAAATCCGGCAAATTTTGCGTCATCTTGGTAGCCTTTTCTGGACCAACTGGCTGGTGGTTTCTTCTGTTGCTTGCCCGTGACGTAACAGGCTTTGGCATAAAACCCGCAGAATTGTCTCAATGTGCAGAAATTCTCGACCAAGTCTTTGAGTTCCGAGAGAGGCATTCCGCAAGGTGCTTTCGTGCTTAGTGTAACGAAGCGTGAGGAGCCATTGTGGTAGCACGTCCAAGCTAAGGAAAAGAGGTCCTTCGGTGTAGCTCCTTGCCTGGTTGCTTGTAGCATATCCAGGATATCTCTTATAGTCGCTCTTGAAGCTAGTGAGTTTGACTCGACGTCGTTAGCCAGATTTTCGAATTCGGTTACGGCGGGCATTAGTTCATCCTGTTCATTGGTAATTGGGTTAGCATTTGGCGGGTCACGGCTGCCAGAGGGCCTAGTTTGACCTTGGCCGAAAGCTGATACGTTAGGCTGGGGTGGTCCAGGCGGGTTAACTGTACCTCGTGGTGATTGGGTGCTCGTGTTTCCTTGTTCATTCATTCTTGCAACTTACACTCTTCACTTGCTTGATTCAACCTTCAAACAAACTTAACACAAACCATGCCCCTTTATCTTGTAGATAAAGTTGGGGCATCTTTGATGCAGTAACGCGAGGCAGTCACTCAAGCGATGTTGCAGTTTGTGTGCCGTCTCAACGTCGTCAGATAGTAAAAGGTAGCCATCATCGTAGATTCTGTACGACACCATCGTAGTCTGGTCATTAGTGGTGAGGTGAAGCTCAAGTTTCAAAGCGGTAGACACTGGTCTTCCAGTGATGTCCATGGGTATTCTCAAAATCTTGTCTTCGAAAAGTACAGTACCGTAGGCTCTACATGGTCGCGTTGGGTGTTGAGCTTGGTAGGCTGGGAGGTCACGCGTGCTGGCGGATGGTCGCATCTCATCTGGTACTGGTGTGACGTGAGGATGGTCGAGCGCATGTGCCACTGCGGAAGTGAGCTCATCAAGTTTGATGTGTAAACTCTCTAGACTATGCTCAATGGTTTCGAATCTGTTGACTGGTTTTGAAGAGCTTGGTTGGTTGGTTTCAAGCCTTGATGATTGAATTGTTGCGTATATGTCGTCGACCTTTCCAGTTAAAGCAACTAGCATTTCACGCAACCGATTTAATGGCGTACCTTGTGATAACAGGTTGCTCGGGTTTAGCATATCTAAGATTGAATCCACATTGTGATTGATATGTGTGAGCCACTCTAAGGAGTTTTGGTGTAGGGCGTGAAGTTGTCCAAATAATTCATCCAGAGGTAGCGTAACAGGCGGCACATCGTATCTAGCAGGAGGGACGTAACCCAACAGTGTGCGGGTAGCATCCAAAGCAATGTTTGCATTTGAGAAGAAAGTGCGTTGGAGATTTGTGATGTGAGCGTTGGGTGGCTCAGACCTTGCCTCTGCAGGTGCTGTGTCAAGATTCGCGTTAGAGCTCGAGCTGGTGTCGCACAGACGGTCGCGAATGAGCTGCCAGCTGGTGGTGGTCGCTGAATAAAAGTTGTCCAATCTGGCGGTAGTAGTCTGCAATTCCACTCCTAAAGCCTGTAGCTGATTGAGCACAGTGTCTCTGCAGCTATTTGTATTTGTAATGATTAGTTCACGTGCACGGTCTATGTGGAAAGTGGTTACAATCACCATGTCTGCTCCAGCTAAAAGATTCAACGATGGTGGACACGTGCTCAAGAGGACAATTAGACACTTGCACTGATGCGCCCGTGACTGTGATTATGCAGCCGTGTTGTGGTCCGTTAATGAGGTTCAGAGCAGCGTACGCAAAGGCGGCGGCGAGGACAGCTAAGCAGTAGTATAGCCAAAGAGAGGAGAAATACGAAGAACAAAGGAACGAACGATCCTCCGTGTTGGCCGCCAGAATTGGGTTTGTAGTAATGGATTTGCTTGTTCCCGTCACAATAACGCCCACCGTGTGGTAAATTGTGTGTGTTGTCTCCGACGTGCGGTAAGTGGTTGGACCTGAGAGTGTAAATCAATATGCCGGTAGCGAGGCCTCCTGCAAGTGTGATGTATACCTTAGAGTAGTCTGGGGGAGGGGCAAAACTCATCTACCTGTAGTCGTCAGCGGTTGGTTATCTGGGGCAGGTGAGTGTCCGTTACAAGGTTGAGGCGGTTGACAGCTCGGGTGGCGGCAATGTAGAACCCAACGCGATCTTTTTGGAATTCAGTGGAGTGGTAAACCAGAGTAACTTCGTCGAATTCTAAACCCTGAACTTCTGAGGGAGCTCGTGAACACACGTTGTGGCTCTTGGTCAGTTGGCGGGAAGCTAGCCCCAGGTGGAGAACTTGGCCTAAGGGTGGACCCGGGGCGCTGCTGTAAACTGGAAGTTGCACAACGTCACCGTCTGAAGTCCCAGTGATGTCGTAGTCAAGTGTAGTTAGGAAGTCACAAACAGATTTGGGTACTCTGTGCGAGACGCGCTTAACGAAGTGGGCTCTATAGTGCAGATGGCCTTGGAAAGGGTCCCCGATTAAAATGTTGAAGGGCACTGCAATAGATTCGTCGCCCAGCTGATACTCGTCAAGGATCCGGGTTTCGTAGTCTGTCAAGGCAGAGGTGGGCTCAGGCGTTGTGATTCCGGGCGAGGCGAGCGTACGACCGTATGGTGCCCCAAGCGTGCATGCAACGGTGGATTGGAACTTCAACAATGCTTTAACTAGGGTGGATTTGCCAGAACCAGGTACTCCGTGGATAACGATAGGCTCCCTAATAGGTATTTCGGTGCGCTCAAATCCGTGGTTAGTTACTATCTGTAGTAGCAGGTCAGTCTTCATTTCAAACTAATCTAGAACATAACTGTCAGGCGCTGGATTGCTCAGTAGTTAGTCTATCTATCTTAATGTGAGTAATTAGTTAGATGCGACTACATGTTTACAGGGAGATGAGTTGCGGGAAGAGGTCACTGAGCAGCGGTTCTCTACCTTCAGGAGAGCCGGCTGGACTGGTGTGGTCTTGAGTTTGAGTATCTCTTGCATTGTTCATGTCTTCCCTATCCGGTCGACTTGAATTGTGTGCGAAGTGGTCATCGATTAGTTCAAACGGTAGACTGACGCTGTCGTACTCATACGTCGACACTCTCTTAGCGCTGGGGTCGCGGATCAGCCTATCAGACGTCACATGGAACACCGGCAAGTGGTCACCAGAACTTGGTGGCTGCATTCCTTTCTTTATCAGGGTCCTGGTGACTAGCTGGTGTTTTTCCATTTCATTCTCATCAAACACGTCGTATAACTGGTCACCTAACCGGTATGCAAACAGATAGTCGATGGCGTAGCTCCGCTTAACTTCCTCCACTTTCCCCAGTCTCAACGCAAGTTGCAAGGATTGGTATAACTGCACGGGGGACTTGACAATGCCATACTTGGTGAGTCGCCAACCGCAAAAATCGGGCTTGTTGGTTACCAAGGGTTTTGCCTTCAGTGAAAATAAAGGTTCCGCATACTTCCACCCTGGTCGCTCTTCACAGGCTTTGTCTCTTACTAAGTCGTCTCCCGCGTAGCAGGCGTTTACTGTGGGGTCTACTTGGAATCTGAGGGCGTCATAGGCTATATTACACTCTGTGTTGGCATCGAATGTGGGCCCCTCGCCACTCAATCTCATTATAGCTAGGTTCCCCAGGAAGGTTTTGGCATGTGTTTTGATGAAGGCGTAGAAGTCAACAATTTCAGGTGGAATTCCAAAATGCCTAGCTTTCCTCAACTCAAAGTTTAAAAAGGCTGCATCTTGCGATTGGTCATATTGAGTGTAGTCTGAAGTGTAGTTTGGTCTCTTAAAGTTCCACCTGGTTAGAACGAATGAGTTGAATTGTTCAGGTGTTTTCTCACACATCACAAATACGTTATCGGGTTGGTGGCCTTCCCTTTTCTTACGCAGATAAAGGGCCATAGTGGTTGTTAGCAGCACAGTGGATTGTTTGAAAGCTGATATTGTTTGTCCAGCTTTAAATTTGCACCCAACTTTTTCAAGTTTCTTAACCCATTGAGACTTGTTAAATAGAGCTATGGCATTGTCTGGGAAGTCGGGGTCTTGTCTTTGTGCTCCTTGTTGCAAGTTGGAGGTAGGCTTTGAGAGGTAGGTTCTCAAAGCCAGTTGTCTACAGTGGGCCCAGAGGCGTTTGTCAAACGCTTGAGTTTCCTGCGGTACATTCATAAATTTAGCGTACGCCTCGAAGAGCAAGTCCCCAGCATTAAGTGTTTCATGCATCGCCTTCCGATTTGTGTTGGCATCAGCTGTCCTGACCCTTTCTTTGATGGTGATTTTGAACAATGCTTCATCTTTGGCTTGTTGGTGCGGGAATAGTTGTACGATAGGGTCTTGGGTTTGCATCAAATTAGTCTTCTCTTCTCCAGACCAAAGCTCTCTCGTATCCTTGTCTTCCATTGCCTCAATTTTTTCTTCGAGCTGAATTTTGTCATTAGCGACAGGCATATGCGTTTTTGTGGGTCCCTCACGCACGATTGGCTCTGGGGGTTTGTAGTCTCCCCCAGTAAGTTCATCCTCCCGCACTCCTGAGATTAGAGTTTTGAGGTAAGGAGTTGAGTCCAATTTGGCCTGGAATTCCCTATTATCAGAGTGCGTGTTGACGAATGTGATGGTTTCTGAGGCCCGAGAAAGTGCTGTGTACATGACTTGATCTGAGCAGAGTGGGGTGTCCTTGTCTAACACAATAGTGAGGTGGGGCAGTGTGAGGCCTTGGCATCCGGCGTAGGTCATAGCTTGGCGGCCTAAATCTGTCAGTAAAGACTGGCTCCGGAAAGCTGGTACCAAAGTCATGGCAGTTTCTGGGATAAGGGTTGCATGCTTAACTGCTCCTCCTACTTCCCGTTCCGCGTGCACTTTAATGGGATTTGCCAGTCTTCTCGGTTGTCTGTGGGTGGCGTTCACATAGTAATCACAGTACTTCTTGAAGTGGTCAGTGTTCGAGCTCAGAAGTGCAATTTGTGAGTCTCTTTTATCATTGTGATACACCGACTGTCTTTGGTCTCCTGTCAGCACCACCAACTCAACGTTGGATTTGATAGAGAGGTAGGCATCCACATAACCAGCAGGCCGTGCTTCGTAGTCGTCCATGATAACTACAGGTTTGCCTTCACGTTCGCAAGCTTTCTCGAAGGTCATCACACGTCTTGGGTCAACTGCCGGAATTTTCTTTTTCCAGTCAGCGGCGAGGTTGATCGTAGGTACGACTATGTTCACCTCATTAGTGTCCACTGTTTGACTTCGTAACAGCTCTTGCAGTGCCCGGCTTTTTCCCGCTCCTCCAGCGCCATGGATTACAATTAAGCCTACCTTTCTCGTGGCGTGTTCAGCGAGGGAGACCCAAGAACTTAAAAGGTCCCGTTCCAACTTTGGCAAAACTAGTCCAGTGAGGTTATTTTTAACGTCCGACATGAAGGCGGTTGCTCGTTTCGCATTAATCCGGTACTCGTAACAGTTCCGTCTTAAACCATGTGCCATGTCAATGAAGCATTGTTGGGGTCCGGCAACAGTTGTGGTGTATTGGGTAAGAAATTTCGCATTTGCGTTTCGAAAGATGGGCTGAATTTGATCCTCACCATCATACTGTGCTCTGAAGTTTGTGAACCCATGTATTTTGAGCAACTCCACGGTGTCATCGTCAAGAGGGTTGAGTTTTACTTTGGCTACCGGTTTGTCAGGCTTATCTTCATGCTCAGGACTGTGTTCTGTTTGGCTTCCGTCACAGTTGTTGACATAACCCTTCTCAGAGTCCTCATGAGGTTCCTGTGGGCTAATTCCGTCGGGTTCTACTTTGGTTTCGGTAGCTTCGTTCTCTTCGTCGATGTTTGGCATATCACAATCATCTCCGTCGGGTAATTTCTGTGTGCTGTCGTCTCCGCACTCGCTACAGTTTTCAAGCGGTGGTAAGTCGAACAAGTCTTCATCGTCAGAGAGTGGCGCGTCTTGCTCGTGCGTCTCCTTCTCAGCTAAGCTTTCATCGTCACTCCAGTCGGTTACATCGCCTTCCTGTTCTGATCTGGTTGTTATGTCGTTTACGTGTTCCAGAACTTTGTCCTTCGTTGGCTCCCTTTCTATGTTGCACTGTTGATGTTGTGGTTCGCTTTCATCAGTGGTTTCAACATTCTGGCCGTTCACTTTTCCGCTTGTTTGACCACCCCGTTGCTCATTATCCTGAGCACCAGTGAGTTGTTTCTCAAACTCTGCTAGCAAGTCTAAATCGTCTGGGGATGGTTGCTGGTAGCCCGTCACGTTGCGAGTAGGCGGGTTCGATTCCTCTTCTTCCAGACTGTCGAACCACGCTTCTCCACAAATCTTTCTACGCCTTGGTGTGGTGGTGAAGTATATAGGTCGTACATCTGTGACTGTCAATAGAGCCGCATATGATGATTTTCCAAGGATGTTCTGGAAAAACTCCCTTACTCGCGCTCTTATTGACAGGCAGAGCTTTCCAAGCAAACTTTCCATGAGGGGGGACTGGTAGTCGCTGGTTGACTGCATGCCAGTTATGAACAATAGGTAGTTGGCCAGCCGAATAAGGTCGGCAGTTGAGAATCTTGCCAGTTCTTCAGTGGGTATGACCTGACGGATTTTGGCGAATATATCCCTTAGTGATACTGCTTTCACTGAGAAGCAGTATAGTTGCAGCCTTTTGATAAAGATGTGGGGGTAAGCTTTTTGTACGTTCGCCTCAGCGGGGTAGAAGATCTCTGGCAATTTGACGTAATCAGATGCATGGTACACCCACCCAGGTGGCAGGGGCCAAGGTAATTCGGGTCGCCTGCGTTGGATCAACACGATGTGGTGGGCCGCTTTAGTTTCTATCTTCTCAACACTGAGGTGGTCTAGTAAAGGTCTCCGGCCATTGGCATTTGATCTGTATTCGGGATACGGGCCGGGTCCTATTTGCGCTGTGCTAAGCCATTTGAGGGTTCCATATGAGTGCACATATGCTCCTCCACCGTGTCTCCCTGGTATGTAAGCAAAGTGCTTGTCATAGTATTCAAGCTTGTATATTTCTGGAAAGAGACTAGGAAGTCTGTGTAGAGCTTCTATGGGTAATACTAGGGTTCCGTATAGTCTCTCTAAGCTTGGATTATTTTGGAAAAGGGTCCAAACCTGTTGAGTCGACATGAAGTGTAGTGTGTCGGAAATAACAGCGCAGGTTGTGTTCACCTGCGGGCATACATGAGGATTAGTTATACCGAACCGTAGGACATCCTTAGGTTCATGGCAGTAATTCTTAAATATGTCTCCACTCGGTCCTCTCCTCAACAGGTGTAGTTTGGCTCTCTTTAGTTGTATTAGCGTTACTGGTTCTTTGGGTAGATAGCGGCCGATTATGTCCAGACAGTCATTCTCTATAATTTTGTCAGCCGCGTGTGTGTGTGAAGTGGTGGCGAAAGGGGAAGTGGTGATTCCAATGCGTTCTAACGTAAGTGCCTCCGTTTGATTGACGGCGTACGGTGCAATGGTCATCGCCTTGGTAGCCGCGGCTTTTGCAGCTGAAAGGCAATCTTGCGAGTATGCCGCCCTCGCATTGGGGTCAGAAATTTGGTCGAGTAATTTTTGCACAGTACCCATACTTGATCAACAAGTGTACAGGGCCTTGCTAGGTGTCCTTATCAAGTGTTGTTAAAGTTTGTGCTGTGCAGTGTAGTTTGTTGTAGTTTGAGTTTTC